ATGACCATGGAAGCGAACAATTGCCGAATATTCCGAACCGGTGCTATACTCAACCTGACGGCAATTGAAGGGGTGGCGGCATTGAAAAGATACCGCGTGCCCGTTATAGTCTCGAATGTGGAAACAAAGGATTCAACGCCGAGCGTGATTGACAAGTTCACGCCGGTTATTATCAAGGCGGAGGCATAGAACATGGCTCAACTGGATATCAACAATGTAATCCAGGTCACGCTTCTTTCGGCGCTTAGGGGCCTTTCGGACGTGAATACCTCCGTTCTTGCCCTTATCACCGACGAGGAGCCGATACCGGCAGATTACGGGGCGTATCAGATTTACCGGAACCCTACTGGCGTAGCGGACGATTTCGGTATCGACTCCGAAACGTACCGGCTCGCGGTCAAGGCGTTCTCTCAGTCGCCGAACATGCTTTCGGGCGGCGGGTATCTCGTCATCATCCCCCGCGACCAGACGGCTGCAGCGGTGGCGGCTACCATCCTCGGAAGCAACGCGGTTGACCTGACGAAGTTGACGGGGACCGCGTACGAGCTTCGGGCGGCGGTTGACGGCGGCGCGGCAGCGGACTTGACCATCGGGTCAATCGATTCGTCCAGCCTGGAAACGGCCGAGGCTTCGCTCAACTCCTACGAACTGGAAACGGCCGGCCTTGTGTTCGAGGTGACCGGAGAAGTTGCGGCGGCGCTTATCACGCTGAAATCCGCGATCACGGGCGCCACTTCGGCTATCACGCTTTCGGCCGCGACGACTGGAACCGACATTGCCCCGCTTCTCGGAATTGCACTCAAGACGGCGACCGGAGCGGCGGCGGGTGTCGAGCGGGTCAAGGATGCGATACTCCGAACGTATCAGTCCGTGGCGTACTTCGGGATCATCCTCAACGAAAAGATGACCGACGCGGCGCTGCTGGAAGTTGCCAACATTGTACAGACCATGGACAAGCTCCTCATCGTGGGAAGCTCCACGGTCGGCGACATCGTCGGTGTGTTCAAGACGATCAAGGATGCGGGCCTCACGCATACCCGATGCCTGTACTACTCAAACTCCGAAGCCGACGCGCTCGACTTCGCGGCAGGGTACGCGGGGCGGGGATTGTCCATCAACTTCTCGGGGACCAACACGGCGCACACGATGCACTTGAAGGAAGTCATCGGGATGGTAGCCGATCCGGGCTTGACCCAAACCGTTCTCACCTCCGCGAAAAACAACGGCGTCGATACGTATGCGGATCTCGGGGGTGTCCCCAAGGTTTTCACCTCAAAGGAAAATCAGTTCTTCGACCAGGTGTATTCACGGCTTGCCTTCAAGCTCCGTACGCAGGTGGCAGGGTTCAATTATCTTGCACAGACAAACACAAAGATACCGCAGACACAGCCGGGGATGATTGGATACAACAATGCGTATCGCAAGGTATGTGAACAGTTCGTATCAAACGGAGTCTTTGCTCCAGGGAAGTGGAATAGCCCTACTACCTTCGGGAACCCTGAGGATCATATCAGAAACATTGCCGAGGTTGGGTACTTCGTCTATTCGGTTCCCATCTCTCAACAGTCTCAAACGGATCGCGAAGCACGTATTGCTCCGAGCACTTATATAGCATGTAAGGATTCAGGGGCAATGCATTTCGGGGACGTTACGGTCCAGGTGGAGGCGTAAAAAATGGATGCTGTAGCACTTACCGGAAAAGACACTACCGTACTTGATTCTACGGTATACAATGATTTTGCCGATGGAGATTGCATAGTAATAGACTTTGCAAACGATATTGTCGAAATAAAAAAGGGGAAAAATGGGAACGCTATATATTCACCCAATGCCCAGGGAGAATTGGCTACTGCTACCCTGCGCTTAATCGCCGGATCAACCGACGACAAGAGGCTAAACTCTCGGCTGGCAGAGTTCAGGAACGATTCCCCCGCGTTTGTTTTCATAGCCGGGGAGTTTACGAAGCGAGTTGGCGACGGCCAGGGGAATGTAACCAATATAACGTATAGCCTTGAAGGCGGGGTAATCAAAAAGATTCCCAGCACGAAGGAAAACATCGAGGGTGACACCGAGCAAGCTGTATCGATATGGGTCATAGCCTTCGCGCGCGGTAAGCGGCTGGTGGCGTAATGCAGATCGAAGGAAAGGAGCTTCTCGTCACCCCGGCGCCCTTCACGGACGCCATGGCCCTGCAAAAGGCGATAGGGCGAGCGCTCAAGGGCACGCGCCTTGATCTCCCGTCAAGCATAACCGATGATCTGAAATCGGAAAGCATGGCCGACATCATCAACGCGATCCTCGGCGTTGCGGTGGACGACTCGGTCGAGCTATGCCTGTTCAAGTGCGCAGAGCGGGCCGTCGTCGGTACTGAAAAGGTCACGCGGGAATACTTCGAGCCGGTCGAGCATCGAAAGCATTACTACACGATCATGTATGAAATCATCATGGTCAACGTCGGCCCTTTTTTCAGCGGGATCGCTTCACAGTTCGGGGATATCATCGGAAAGATAGGAAGTACCCCGAAACCGAAGTAAACGTAGACGAAGATACCATCGTAGCGCTTCGTCTTGCAAAGGCAGGGTATTACGGTGGCGATCCCGAGAAAGTATTGCAGGGTAGAGTTGACCACGTTCTAGCGGCTATCGAATACGAGCGGTTCAATTCTGACTTTGAAGATGCGTACTTTGAAATGAACAAGGAAACTTGACAGATGACCGTGCATGGATTAGGATTGATTCAGCTTCTTTCCTTCCGGTCTTGCCCCTCGCGGTCCACTCCTGCCGCTGAGGGGCTTCTTTTTGTCGGCTTGCAAAATGGCCGATACGACGGTATTATTCAGACATGAATATCTTGGAACTGTTTGCACACATAGGACTGAAAGCAGACCAGGAAAAGGCGAATAAGTTTCTAGGCACCGTCAAGGGCATAAAGGTTGGATTAGTCGCGGCCGCAGCGGGCGCAACTGCTTTCACCTTTGCAATCAAGAAAATAACCGATGAGGCGTTTTCCGCCGCACTTGAAATAAAGAAGCTTCAGGACTCGACAGGCGCTTCGGCTGAATCTCTTCAAAAATGGCAAGCCGTAGCCGATCAGGTATCCGGTTCAGGTCAAGCCGTCGCGGCTTCCATTCGTGCCATTGCGAGCAATCAAGAAAAGATTAAGCTCGGGGGCGGGAATATTTCGGCATTTCAGATGCTCGGCATTGACCCAAGGTCGGACCCGTTCGCTGTACTTGAGCAACTAAGGACCAAAACACAAGGGCTATCTCAAGCCATGAAGCGTAACATCATGGAACAGATGGGCGTGTCTGGGGATCTCATTTCCACTCTTGAATTGACCGGAGAACAGTTTGACGCCATGGCCCGTAAAGCCTGGATAATCCCGCAATCACAAATAGACAGCCTAAACAAAGCGCGGTCTAGCCTAACCGAAGTCGGCCAAGCTATAAAATATATGAAGTCGCTCATCGCAACGCAACTGGCGCCTAAAATATTGGAAATAACGCAAAAGTCTCTTGCATGGGTACGCGCGAATAAAGAAGGACTCGTCAAGGGTATTTCCAAAGTTTTTGACCTGATAACCCGTTTCATTGTCGCGATATTCCGGGCCGGGTCAATGATTAGCTCGATGGTGTCGAACACGATAGGATGGGCGAACGCCTTGAAAATAATCGTAGCCATCATGGCCGTCATGAATGCCGCTTTCTTGACTTCACCTCTTGGCCTATTCATCGCGGGTATTGTCCTGCTCGTCGCCGTGCTCGACGATTTGTACGTTTATTCGAAAGGAGGGAAAAGTCTTTTCGGTACTATGCTCGAAAAGTTCCCCGAACTTAAAAAGGTATTGGACGAGACTTTCAAGGTATTTACCGACATAAAGGAAGTTATTTCGAACATAGTAAAAATATTTGACCTCATGGGGAAAGGCCAGGACGACGCGGCCGCAAAGATAGCAGCGAAAGCAGGAACGGCCGGTAGGGTGGCCATGGGAGCGGCCGGGGCTGGGCGTACTTTCCTTCAAGGCATGAACATGCTCGGGGAGGGTGGAAAGGCCATTGTTACCGGAGATTTTACCGGGTTGAAGTCGTCCATTGATCGACTGGCTGAAGGGTCAGAAAACTTTCTGAAAACTTTGGGAATAACCGACTTGAATCTTCCTCGGTTTGGTCCGCAACCTGCGCCAGCCGCAGCTGGAAACGTGACGATCAATCAAAACGTTTACGGATCAACGGACCCCGAGGCCACAGGAAAAGCAGCCGCACGGGAACTTGAAAGGACTTTGCAATCTACTCGGGTTCAGAAATCGGCCGGTAATAAGGGTATGAAATGAGTTTTAACACTATTTCCCCTCTGGTTGAAAACCTAACTGGTATTGACGTTGAAAAGTTTCTGGAAAAGTCTCAAGGCGTTGTCGTTTCCAGCCCGTTGAATCAAGGTATATCGGGGTGGGTTTTCGATGTGCCTTCGGGGGAATCGGTCGATCAATCGGCGGACATTACAGACCATTGGATTGAAACGGGTTCATTCATAAATGACCACGCCGTCATCAAGCCCGTAAGAATTACGCTTTCCGGTTTTGTGGGAAACCTTGTATATCATGCCCCGCAGCCGGGTGAACTCGGGTACGCTCTTTCAAACCTCTCGAGTAAACTATCCGAGGTTGACGCCTACGCGGGTCCGTTCACCGATCAATACACCGCTAAGGCAGCGAAAGCCCTTGAGCGCGCCTCGTACATTGCGAACCAGGTTGACGCAATAGCTAAACGAGCAACAAACATATTGAAATATTTTGCGGGAGATGGGCAGCAAATAAACCCTATGCAGTTGGCGTATATTCAACTTATGTCGCTTATGCGCTCTAAACAAATTGTAACTTGTCAAACTCCTTGGGAGTATTTTCCAAAACTAATGATAGAAAACGTAATACCTTCTCAAGATGAATCATCAAACGACATGACGTCTTTTACCGTGATACTTAAAGAGGTTCGATTTTCTGAGGTTAAAACGACGACATTCGATCAAGACTTATTCCCTCCAGCTCAAGCACAACAAGCGGCTGACCCGGTAAGTAATGGGCCGATCCAAGGCAAGCAAGACAATTCCAGCTTTTTGTATAAAGCATTCGGGGCGGGGCAATGATTCAGATTACCGGCCTCAAGGCCTCCCCTGAACAGACCTTCAACATGCCCGACCCTGACAAGGGAATACAAATCAATTTTACTTTGTACTTTCGTCCGCGTACACGTAACTGGTATTTTGACCTTACGTATGGGTCATTTACCTTGAAAGGCTCAAAGATCGTTATTTCTCCTAACCTGATATATCAGTATTTCCGGATTTTACCGTTCGGCCTCGCGTGCGCTGGTACTGATGGAATTGAGCCCATGTTCATCAATGACTTTTCGACGGAGCGTGTTTCCCTTTACCTTCTCACTACGGCCGAGCGCGACCAGGTTATCGAGGACGTAAACGCCGGGGTTCTCGCGTGAAGTTTGGTCGGTGGTATGAAATAAGGATCAAGACGCCAGACGGTGACTTGATAACGATCACGCCTCCCATTTCTGCAATCATCGATGTAGAACGGAGCGCCCTTGCGTCTCAAAACAATTGCAAGGTGACTCTATACAACCTAAAGGAATCGACAAGAAATAAAATATACCGGGATACTTTCGATTTTAATCGATACTGGCAAATGATTATTGTTGCCGGTTATGAAAACTCGATACTATACGAAATCTTTAGGGGTAACATTCAAGGCGCCTTTTCGTACCACCAGGGCACGGAATGGGTTACCGAAATTGAAGGATATGACGCGGCGTATGCTATGCAAAACGGGTTTATCAATGAGACGGTAACGGCCGGTACTCAGAAAACCGACATACTTGGCCGTGTGATTCAATCCCTTCCCGGGTTACTCAAGGGCGTCATGGGTTCACCGGCCCAGGGAGACAATAAGCGCGGGGAAGTTCTCTTTGGTCCATCGTTTGACGTGCTCAAGGAAAAGACAGACGGCCAGGTGTTCATTGACTGCGAGACGGTTAATGTTATGTCGGACACCGAAGTAATAGACGGCCAGGTATTCATTGTTGGGGATTCCGACGATCCGAACAACGGGGGGTTGTTCACGACTCCGAAACGGCGCGATACGTTCCTTGAGGTAGAAACATTGTTTTCACCTGAGATACGAATCGCCTATTATACCGAGATTCACAGTATGGACAAGCGATACGACGGACAATACAAGACTATCGGCGTCAAACATTCCGTCACGTTCTCCGGGGCGACGTGCGGGGATGCTAGGACGAGCCTTTCCCTTTCGGGTGGTAAAGTATTCTCAAGGCTGGCGCAATGATGGAAGAAAAAAACCTACCGCCTAACCTGGACGTTATTCTTTCCGACCTCAAGCGGGACATATTCGCAACGCTTAATTGCGTTCAGATTGGGAAGGTTACGAAAGTAAACGGAGACGAACAAACCGTAGAGGTTCAGATCCAAATAAAGCAGCCTTTAACTGACGGGTCAAGTGTATCCATACCTCTACTCGTTGACGTTCCGTATTTCATCTTGCAAGGTGGATCGGCATATATCGACATGCCCATAACGGCCGGGGATTACTGCCTCGTTCTTTTCAACGATCGCGACATCGATATATGGTGGACGACGAACGGAAGCGAGCACGACCCCAACACGTCAAGGAAGCATTCACTTTCTGACGCTATCGCCCTTGTAGGGGTGAACCCTAAAACAGCAGTACGGGATTACAACGGCAATGCGGCGGGATTTAACGGTGGGAATGGACCGCTAAACATTCGCAACGACGCGGAGACGCTTCACGGACTTATTGACGACTTGATAACGGCAGTGAAAAACATTACAACGTTTGGAAGCTCGACGAGTCACAGCGTCACGGCCGCGAGTAAGGCAGCGCTTGACGTTATTGCAGGAAGGTTCGAAGATTTACTAGGGGATGGTGCATAATGGCCGTAGTAAAAGCAACGGTAAAGGCCGCTCTTCTTTCCCTGGAAAACGACGCGCAAGCTACCGAAATGACGAAAGACACCTATTGCGATCGTCTCGCGGATATCATCCGAGACGCCATACAGAGCGGGACCCCGTCAGGAACGGCAGGCGGAGATCCACTTATCGGTGGGGCCATATCATGATAATGCGCGCGCTTGACTCCTCCGGCGATTGGGTTTTCGGCCGTGGAAAGAACTCATACAAAACCGACATGGCCGCTATCATGCAGTCAATCGAAACTCGCCTAAAGCAGTGGAAGGGCGATTGCTTTTTTTCGACTAAAGACGGCGTAGACTGGAACAATTACCTTGACCGTGGTC